CAGAACGCGCCATTTGCGTGTTTGATGGCTTGCCTAATCCATTCATCCATGCCGGCACGTGGGCCGTCTGATGCACCGTCGCTGTTGCCTGTGTAAGGCTTAGACCCGATGACTTTAGGGTTGGCTGGTATGACGGCCAAATGCCTGGTCTTTCGGGTTAAGCCAACGCAAGAATGGTGGCAACAATGCTGCAATGCCAGCCTTAGCCAAGTCTGATGGGTCAGTGTTGCCAGTCATGTAAACGGCGAGCACTGCGCTTAATGCTGACCGTCCGTAACTCGATGCAAGTGCTTTAAGATTTTTCATGATTGACTACGTGCCCATCTATTTTTTGTTCTATGCGGCCTAATGCTTTGTATGTGTCTGCGTGTTCTTTTTGTGATGTTTTGTCGGCGCGGTTAATGATTGCGACTAAGACGGTAAAGCCGCCTGCGACTAATGCAACCCATAACGTTTGCAATTTTAACTACTTTGCAACGGGCGTGGCTTCATCGGTTGGTTTTACCCAGCCAGCCTTAACAAGTTCGGCTTCGGTTGGTTGCGGTTCTGTATTTTCCCAAAAGATAATTCCACGTTCGCTCGCTGCCCAACCATCAAAAAATCCCAGGCTATTAAGTGCTTTTGTAATAGTCATAATGTTCATGCGCTTATCTCCAATGCGACAATATATGAAGTTTGGTTTCCAGAACCTATATTCACATTTACAATGACACCATCGTTGTTGCCTGTAGATGCAAATTGGGTTTTATATGTTGTTGCAGATGTTGTTGCAGGGCTATCAAGATAAAAAAATTGGTCATTACCAGCATTGTAAATCGCTGTTCCTGTGTATAAAAGGCCTTGTGATATTTGGGAAATAGTTGTTGTAGTTCGCACTAATCGGGAAGCCGCTGAAGCACTTGCGTTAGTGTTGTTTTTTGTTAAACTGTTAGAGCCAATAATCAAAACTTTGCTTGATGATGAACTAGGCGTAATAGCAACGGATAAACCACTATCAACATAGGTACTTGTGTTGTTTTGAATGTTTGCAGTTTGAGTTGAACTAACAACTTGCAAAACACGAAACGCGCCACGCACATCATTTAACTGTGATGCGGTTAAAACGGTGTTTGCAACAAACGCTGCTGGAAGTGTGGTGACTGCGGCCATAGTTTTACTTTACATCATCCAAGCACATTTGTGCCGTCAAGCAAACCAAACGTAGGGTCATCTAGCACAAAGGCGTAAACAATGACGGTTGGCGATGTCCACAAAGTCATTCTGTGCCCGGTGTTTACGTCAATAACGTGATCTATGCCCTCGACCGCCAAGTTTTGTTGCACCGCTAACGGGCTACCAGACGCAAACGATTTAGTGGCGCTTACAATGTCACCAATCTCTATAGGCGCTAACGCCGTTTTTTGTGCATCTGTCAGGCTGGCAAACGTGGTAGACACACTAGTAAAACGTGGCTCTGGTAACGGGTTCAGTAGGTAACTGGCAAGCGTTGCGGCCTGTGCATTAGTACTAAGCAGGCTGTCTGTGATGGCTTCGGTTTGCGTAAAATATGTAGCAATACTAGATGCGTCACTGGCGTTTTGTAGCACACCGCCTTCAATAGTGACGTTGACATTATTGATAACGCTTTGCTGGTCAAACTCCACCAAAATTACGTCATACGGTGTTGCCGTTTTGGTGTCATTAAATGTCACGGTGGGCGTTCCCAATGTATTACCAATACGAGCCTGTGCAGTCAGAACGTTTGTTTTACTGCAAAAAATGCGCCCCTGTTCGGCTTGTTGTATTTGGTTTATGTAAGCATTGACGTTTGTGCCGCTAGCAATTGTAAATGCGCCCAGCGTGGCTACAGGGCTTGCGGTAAGACTTGTAGAGCCTGTAAAGGCTGCAGCGCTTAAAACGGCTGTAATGCGCGCTGACGACGTCTGGGAACTGGTAACTGTAGATGGCAAACTGCCCTGTGAGAGCACATAAATGTTGTCTGCAGCAAAAATGTTGTATGACGTCAAGCCGTCCAAACTGTATGTCTGGTTGTATGTCGTGACTACGCCTGTAAACAAATATTCGCCATTGCGACTTAAACGAATTGGGCGCAATGGCGCTAATCCAGGCTGCTCGGTTAAATCGTTGTAATAGACGCTGGCCGTGTTTAAGGGGTCGTAATCCCGATTTGTTTTAGGCACACTAATTGACACCGACATTGTGCCTGGCCCAAACACGTCTAACGGTTTGTGTCGTCCTCGACTAATACGCATATTTTGCACTACGGGCGTAATGTCAATAAAATCTGTGCCGTCGCCATCAAGCACATCTGTGCCGTTAAGTAGCGAGTCATTTAGGTAAAACGCTGATGAGTCAAACCCTGTAGATAATTCCAGCAAATATGTGCCGCCCGTAATGAGTGTCGTGGCAGTCATTATCTAATCGCTAAATTAAGCGGCCCATAAACTTCTGTGTATTGGGTCAGCGCGTCAACTACAGATTGACCAATATCGGCTGCAGATGAAATACCGCCAGCCACGTTAATTGTTACGTCTGGTCTGTTTGCTATGCGGTCTTGAATGCCACCGACATAACCAATTGGGCCGTTGACCGGCGCAAATGATGGCCCTTGATTAGTCGAGCCACCGCCACCGCCGATTGCAGGGGTTAAATCTGGCATTGCAGGAATTGAAACGCCTGGCATTGTGCCACCGCTTTTTGGTGGATTGGCTGGCGCAAAAATACCGGTATCAGATGACGTGTCCAATGAACCGGTTCCAAATTTTGGTACTGGTATGTTTGGCAACTCAACCATTGGCACGTTCGGAATGTCTTTAAACGGGTTTAATAAATTAAGTGCATCAATAGCGGCGTTAACCATTGCATTAATTCCGTTAACTACCAACCGCACTGCATTAATAACACCGTTGCCAATAGTTGCAACTGTTGCCCCAACAAACAATGCAAAATCTTTAAACGGTTGAACGGTTTGTTTTATCGCTTTTGGGCCTTCTTTAAACAATTCATAAATGGCGCCAATTGTGAGCGCAAAAATTCCAAATGCAGCACTTAATGCCACCACTGATGTCTGCACTGTTGTAAACGAGCCAGCCAATATCACGTTTGCCAATTTGACCAACGTGGTAGTTGCTTCATATGCTTTCATGGCAACGTTAAGTGCAATTATTGCAATTGCAATTGTGCCAATAACGCCAGCCAAAATTAAAAACACATCCGTGTTGTTTTGGGCAAACTCGGCCATTTGTTGCATAACTGGCAACAATTTTTCAATAATTGGTAGCAACGCCGCGCCAATTGACTCTTTAGTTTCATTTAAGCGTTGCTGCAAAATAGCAAAACCGCCTGCCGCCGTATCTGCAGCCGCTTGAGCCGCACCGCCAAAAGTGCCAGTCAACGCTTTCATAATTTCATCGGCACTGCTCGATGAATCAATGACGCCCTTTAGCGACGGGTCTAACTTAAACAACGCAGTCGTTTGACCAGCAAGCGCTTTAGAAACCGCCGTTGACGCCGTTTCCAAATCAATGTTTTTGGCAACAGACAAGTCAATGACGTTGGCCATTGCCTTTTGTGACAATTCAAGCGAGCCAGTAGCGCGCACCAAGTTGGCTAGGGCAGGGCGTAATTGGTCATCCGCGACGCCGTACTGCATCTGCATTTTACTAATAAGCGTTTCAGTAGATGCAATTTGGCTATTAGTGGCGCCCGTAGTCGTTTTTAATTGTTGAGCAAGTAACGTCTGGGATTTCTCATCCTCAATAGCGGCCTTAGTCGCTAGACCCAATCCTGCAGCCAAACCAGCCACCGCAGCAAGCGCCGGCACAAACGCCTTTTTTAATGCAAACGCACTTTTGGCGCCAGCGCCTTCCAACTGTTGGAATTGCTTTATGGCTTTATCAACGCCTTTACCATCAAATTCAGAAACAATTGGTAATAGGACGGATGCCATTTAACTACATTACAATCTTGGGTCGTTAATAACGCGGTTCACTAATTCTCTGACTTGGTCAACTACTTGGTTACCTGCAGCCTGCCAGGCTGGCCATAGCAAACGCGATGCTTGGCCGTGTTTGCGGTTCATGTTGTTTGCAAATCGTTTGCCAGCATCGGTTTTTGGTGTTTTGCGTCCAGTCATATCAAACAACACTGCCGTTGGGCCTTTGTAACGTGCGTAAAACGTTCCTAAGTTTTGTTGAAATCCTGCAAACTCACGCACTTTTTTACCGCTAACACTGGCGGTCACTGTGTCATCTGCGCCACTCCAGGGCAAAATTTGGTAACCGCTTTTTGTAGTCCATTTTTTTTCCATGCCACTCAATGGCGCGCCAAACGGCAAACGGCTTTGTGCTTCGTCAACTACTGGTTGCATCACTTCTCTAAAATCTTTGGTAATTTGCATACGCAGTTTTTTGTCTATGCGATTCAATTTGGCTAACGCTTCTTTAATGCCAGCCACTTCCATTGTCACATTAATAGTCATAAGTCATCCCTGGTCGCGCTTATTCAATATCGTAATCACTGTGTTTAAGTCGCGCATGTCAAACGGTACATCGGTGGGCCACCAACCGACTTGACATAACAGTGTCGCTAACTGGTAGCGGATGTGGCCCTGTCCGTAGGGTTTGGGTTTGTCTCGTCAATCGCTTCAATGTCAACGTCTGGATGTTGTTTAAGCCAATCTTGCCATGTGGCTGGCACTGGGTCGCCAGCAATTTTGCACAACGCATGAGCCCAACACGCTAAATCGGATACGCCAACGCCGCGCCCATCGGACAGTTTGCGTGATTCTGTGCGTTCCCATTCTGCGAGCACAAACAAATTGGTGTACATAAATCGGTCGCCTTGACCGTCTTGTAAATTGATGCGTAACTTTAATTTCATGTTGCCTCTTTCGTGTCGGGCCGTTGCCGGCGAGAAATTATGTTGTTGCTACCGAGTACACACCGCCCTGGAAGGTTATGCCACCCATGACATCGAGCGCGCCCAGCGACGAAACGACGACTGGCAATGTGCCCATGTAGGCCCCCGTGAGCGTGTGCAGCGGATTCGTCACGCTCGTCGCCGCGTCTTTTGCTTTTACGGTGACAGTCACGGCGGTGCCCACTAAAGTTTTTAGTGTGGCGTAACTGCTACTGGCGGCGGTGGAATTGTATAAGTCAACTACCAATGACGAGTTTTCCAATCCGCCCACGAACGTTCTTGCCGTGTTTGACATATTTGTTGATTCCAAACTTTCAATGACTCTTATCAATGTGGCGCTGGAACATTGACCTGTCAAATCGGTTCCGCCAATTGTGACGACGGCGTTTGACAGATATGTGGATGTCGCTGTACTGGCCATGTGGGTTTCTCCTCGTTTAGTTCTGGTTAAGTTTTATCAGATAAATGGTGGGTTGTGGGGGATATTAGACGGC